GCAACAAAGAGTTTATTAGCATGAGCGACTGTATGTTCTGCACGAGGCATATAACCACCAACTGGTAGTTGATATGGTTGCCATGTTGGACCAGATGCAATTAAAGATGTTGCGTAAGTTTCGCCAACAGTCCACTTATACATATTTGGTGCGTCTTTACCAAGAGCAATGTAAAGAGTATCTTCCCACTGAGTCATACCAGCACCATTAGGAGATTTAACATTTAGAGGTGTAGATGATGCGCTGTTTAAATAACTGAAGTTTCCACCAGAAGAATAATAAACTCTGCCATCGTAAGGTCCAGTTACCTGATAACCAGTTGTTAACATTATCTGTGGAGCAGCAGGATATTTATAATTATATAATCCTTTTGGATTCCATGTTCCAGTAAAAGCTATTGGACTAGGATTTTTTGTTTGATAGCCGGCGCGGGAAAATACGCCACCACGTGGGTCAATCTCAACATTCAACATTCCTGGTGATTCATTTGGTGCTAACTGAAATTGGTCAGCACGAAAGTTAAGCCCACCAGTAAAGTCAAATAACTGTTGAACTGCAATTTGGGCCATTGTTTACCAGGCTATCGCGCTAGGAATTGCTGAGGAACTTGGAAGTACTTGTATACCTGGAACATTATATCCATAACCATAGGTTGTTAGTTGCAATCCACCAGAATAAATGAGTGGTTGGTTTCCATTTGGTGCTGTCAAGTAATCCTGATAGTTCTTTAAGTTAGTTACAAATTGGTCTCTGTAGACTCTTGCCATTTCAGCATCTTCTTGGAACTGATAGATGCGTGACATTGTATAAGTTATAAGACAAGCTTGTAATTCAAGGTCTAAGTCTACATATACAGTTGACTCTGAGTTGCTTGAATCCAACAACCAACTAAGGTCTGGTTCTCTATATCCTCTAACTAACAAAGTGTAGATTTGGTTTGGGCGCGGCCATAGGTACATTTGATTTGCCCAAAGTGAAAAGTATGCTGGAATTCCAACTTGGTTAGTTGAACCTACCCACCATCTTTCACCTTGGTCTTGGCTGATATAAATTAATTCAAGACCAAAGTCTTCATATATTTCTGTGCCTTGGATTGAAACAACGTTAATCAATTCTTTAATATCATTCATATTAACAGTCTGTGGTACTGTTACATAAGGCGAATATGTTTGAGTCATTGTAAAGTTTGTAACAGTTGCACCACCATTTACAGTTGCTGTTACATAGTTAGTTTCAAACCAAGGCCAACGAGTATCAGCATCTACAATTGTTTGAAAACCCTCTTTAAGAAATTGAAGCACTAGGTCCTGGTTAATATCATCAACATCGTTATCATAACCAATTTGCAACTGAGAAAGATTCTCAAGTAATTGGATGAGATAAAAAGAGTTTAAACCAGTTGTTGGGTTTAGTGCCATATTTTAATCCTATTCTTCAGCAGCTTTTGCTTGTTTCTGTATTCTTTTTAGATGCCCTATACAGTATTCAGTTCCTTTAGCTTGAGGAGCTCTACATCTTTCTTCCTGTGCATTTAAACCAATGCACGTTGGCATTGCGGCTTTATACTCAACACCAGATGGTGGAGCTAGTTCAGTACCTGATTGAATATAGTTTGGCATAATAGCAGCAACGTCTTGTCCAGGCTTAGGGGAATTATACATTTCACACCCTGCTGGAACTTGAGACTGAAATACTGGCTGTCTATTCATATTTTAAATCCTTCGTTGATAATTGTTTCTATATATTGTACAAAATTTTTCATATAAAAAGGGAATAGCTGGCACTAAGAGAGTTGCCCGAAGGATGACAACCTTTCAACTCTTAGCACCAGCTAAACCTATTTTAACTAGCCGAAGCTAATTAAGTTATTACGCGTCAGCTGACAAGTAGCCCTGACGTGCACGGTTGGAGCACACAAGCTGACCGTAGGCCAATACGATGGCGTAACGGGCATCTTTTTGTGCAACTGTACCCTGCTGGAATGGAGTGGTTGTCCACCAGTGTCCATTCATACCAGCAAGCTTGAGGTATCTTGTGTTCAAGAAGTACATCGAAGCGTTGGATACCTGGTTACCTGGCATTGCCAAGTCAAACACAACTGGTGTCTGCTTGAACATGAGGTTCTGGAATCCAGCGTTTGCCTTGCTTACGTCCTGGTAACGAACGTTTGGTGTAAGCAATGACTCGTACTTGCTGAACAATGCTTCAGTGGTGATGATAAGGTCTGGAGTATCATTACCCTTTGATGCGTTGTTGTAGGTGTTTGCCATGTTAACAAGGCTGAGGGTCTGGCCCTGTATGCCTGCCTGAATGGTTGGGTTCCACCAAGTGTTTGTTGATGCATCAATGCCACCGATTGAGGTGCCAGTTGCGCCTGCGAATCCACCGATACCGTTGAATTCTTTGGCGGTGCCACCAGTTCCGTCGTTGGAGCTAAGAAGCTGACCGTTGACGAGTGACTTAATCGACATTTCTGCCTGCATGATTTTAGCATTCAACAACTTGATGATTGCTTCGGTTCCACGGTTCTGGGCCTCTTCTATACCGCTAATTGCGATGGATGCAGCAATCTGCTTCCAGTCGTAAATTGCAGAAGTGATGCCATCTTGTGGTGTCAAGCTGATGTTGTCATAGCCTGAGTACGAAGCAGCAGTTGAGTTTTCCTCGTAGAGAACTGGCTCAACTATTTGAGTTCCGCCCTCTTCCATCATTACTCTTCCGCCTGAGTTCAGGTGGTTCAAGAGCACGAGGTCCTTGAAGATGTTGTCAACCAGCGTTGGCTGGTAGTTTTGTAGGGTCGTAGAAAACAGTGCATTGTAATCTACGGACTGCACGTTTGGTGAAGTCATGTTACTTTCTCCTTATGTTGTTAGTGTTTTAGTTTAAAGCCCCAAACCTTTTTTGGCTTGCTCAAAGGCTTCAAATACTGTTTTAGGTTGTGCAGTTGCGGTTGGACTTCCACCCTTAGAAGATGAACCTGTGGAAACAATCGTTGCCGAACGTTTAGCTTGAACTCTAGCTTGTTCTTCTGCTAGCTTTTTCTGAGCTTCAGAAGCTTTAGAATAAACTTTATCAAAAGTAATCTGTTTAAAGACTGCTTCTAAATCCGTTATTCCCGTTGCTACAGCTTTAGCTACAACTTCATCTGGATTAAAGTCTTCGCCGTACTTGCTTTGCAATGTATCGATAGTTCTCTTCAAATCATCCATAGCCTTTGCTTGTTCAAAAGCTGCGATTCTTTGTTCCAACTGTCGCATTTGCTTTTCAGCTGGGTCCAACCACTCCTCTTCTTCAGGAGCTGCAGGAACCGTTCCCACACCGTAGTGCTGCTGTAAAGCCTGCAAGGTGCCTGCTGGGTCTTCTTGCAACGATTGTGCAAGAGTAGCAGCAAATTCAACTTGCTTTCTTTGTTCGCTGAGTTCCTGTGTCTTACGGGTATAATCCGCTTGACGCTGGTATCCAGCTAGAGCCTCCTGTAAAGGTACTGTAACTTCTTCGCCATTGACTTGGAGTTTGACGACTCTATCGGCAACCTCTGTATAGTCAAAAAAGTCTGGCTCTTCTATTGCGCCTGCTTCGCCTAATTCCTCAACTTGTCCATCTTCGATAATGGGGTCGATTACTTCAGTAGTAGCACTAGCATCATTTATTATTTCTTCATTACTCATTTGGAATCCTCTTCCTTCTGTTAGGTTGTTCCTATATACTGTAAAAAATTTTACCTATTTCTTTTACTATTGTGGTAGTTGCCCTTGTAAAGCAGCCAATATTTCAGGAGGTAAACCTTGCGGTGCTCCAGCCTGAGGAGCTTGTCCTTGTAAAGCAGCCAATATTTCTGGGGGCAATCCGCTTTGTGCTGGACCAGCTTGTGGTGCTCCACCCATTAATGCTGCCATTAATTCTGGAGGTAGACCCTGTCCACCTTGCTCAGATTCCATAGCAGCCATTTCATCTGGAGTCATACCAGGTGGCAAACCTTGACCTTCTAAAGCAGCTTGGTCAGGTGTCATACCTTCTGGAGCTGGTGCTTCTTGTAAAAATGTTTTAGCATTCTTAACTCCAAAGCCAGTTCCAAGGACATATTCAGCCAATTTAGGTAAGTTAACAAGACCAGCTTGGGCAAATGGTTGCATTGCCGAAACTATTTGAAGTGCCATATCTCTACGGAAAGCTTCGTTTCTTGGAGCTGTAGAACCAGCCTCAACTGTAAAATCAAACTCACCAGAAATATAGTCTTTATCAAATGTTAACCATACAGGTGCATTTTCAGTTCCAACTATTCTTACAGTCTGTTCACCAGTTAAATATTGCTGGGCTAGCATTATAAGATTAGAAGCACAAGCAGCTATTGAGTTTTCAATAGATATAAGTTTTTCTGCTACTCTAGCATTACCAGCTTCAGCAATAATTGATGCTTCGCGGGCAGTTCTAGTTGTCTCTGGAATAATACCACGCTGATACTCTGAGACACCTGACACACGGTCAATGTCTGCCTCAATTGAATCACTCATTCTATAGAATTCAGGTGGGTTAATATAGGCTGGCATTGCTGCTACTACGTTTTGTAAGTTCTCATTACCTTTAACTGGAACCAATACGTTGTCATCATCTGATGCTAAAGCCTGACGTCCAGCATCATCAAATGCTGATTCGCTAAACAAATACTTACGTGAGAAGCGCTTTCTGTGATTCATCATTTGTGTACGAGTTTCATTTAATTCGTACTGCAATGGTTCAATAGCTTCAAGCTCACCCATTGGGTAGAAGAAACCAGGAATCTCATAGTTACGCAACATGATATAAGGGTGACCAAACACGTATGGCATCTTGGTTGGCTTAACTAAGAACTTGTCACCAGTATCTGAGAAGATGCACATTTCACCAGTATCAATATTATAATATTCATAGATGTTGCACATAGCTTCATCGGAATCAATATTTGAATCATAGTTACTAGTTGATATATAATCACCATAAGCTTTTGTAAGTGCAGGACCTACATCTTTTCTTGCGGTATAATCATAACGGTCATCATTCTTAACATCTTTTAGTGTGCGGCGGCTTCTTTGTGCAATCCAACGAATATCATTCATGTCTGTTGCATATGGGTCAACGAACATATTAAATGGGTCAACGCGCTCTAAGAATGGACGGTCTTCTCTAATTACAAAAGTAGACTCTACTTCTCCCGTAACACCAGGCCCAGTTGCAGCTTCATCAGCAGTGTCTTGAATATCATTAAGCTTTGCCTCTTCAACAAAGCGATAGCCAGTCTTTACCCAACCATGGCCAATAATTAAATAATCTTTTACTGCTCTTTGAAACTCTGGCTGACAACCATAGTGCTGCCACCAATAGTTAATAATAGATTCAGTAACAACAGCTTTATCACCATCTTCTGGTCTACGTGGATTAACGTTAATCTTTGGACGACCAATAGAAACGGCTGGAGCTAAAGTATTAATTGTTGAGAATGCAACGTTAACAAGCAATCTGTCACCAACACTCATACCACGATAATGTCTACCGCGATATAAGTTAATTAATCTTTGCCAAAGTTGGTCATAATTTTCTTGCTGTAATTTTTTCTGAGCAAGATTAACTTTTCCTCTATAGTTACTTAATTTATCTGAATTACTTTGTCTTGCCATGTTAGCAGTCCCACTTCTTTAATGCCAACGCTTTACGTGTTGGTCTTCCCTTAGAATCTTTCATCGGTCCTGGATTTCCTTCCATCCTTGCGCAAAATGATTTTCTTCTTGCTGCAGCTTTTGGAGATTTAGCAGCTTGCTTAGCAGATACTGGTGGCTTAAGATTCATACCTTGTGCTTTTGCTGATGCACGGCCCTTAGCATTTAGACCACCAGTAGGACTCTTTCCTTCTTTACGCTGCCATGCAGGAGTCTTTGGCATTATTTACCTTTAGCTGCTCTCATGTTATCAATTAAATTAGGATAAGGTCTACCAGCTTTTTTAGCTGCAGCTTTTGCTTTAGCCTTTTGTGCTGGTGTCAACTTCTTTGGTGCGCCCAAAGACTTTGGACGTTCTTTTTCCCATACTGGTTTTGCTTTTTTAGAAGCCATTATTTCTTTAGTCCTTCTCCAATTGCTGCTAATCTGCAGTAACCATTTGGCTCAGCTTTTTCTACAATGATATGGCATCCTTTCATTTCAGGACACCAAAAAGCACAGTTAGAGCATTTAACTCCCATTGCTTTCTTTTCATTTTGTGCTGGTGGCTCATACCCAACCCAAATACCATTACCATCATTGTCAGCTAGTTTACCATATTCTTCAACTATATCGAACATGGCTTCAACATATTTAGCTTCTGCAGGAGCAAGCTTGATAATTGGATTGGTTACACCTTCAGGCAACCCTTCCATCTCTTCATCTTTTTCCTCTTTAGGCAAGCTGACCATAACAGCAACTTTGAATGCTTCACCTACTGGTGTATTTGAATATTTCATTTTTTCTTCTTCTTTGCTGGTAGGTTATTGGTAACTTTTTTCTTCTTTTTCTTTTTAGGATAATTCTGCAGCGTAGTGCTGTTTATATCATTCATATCCCTCATTTGAATGTTTGGACTAGGCATTACTTAGCGCTGGAGGAGAAGCCAACAGAAATTGTAACTGTACCTACTACAGAGTAATAAGTTATTGGGTCAGCAAAGTACACACCAAATTCTGCCAAACCAGCTACACTACCTCTAAAGTTATGAGCATATGGTGTTGGTGTTGCACCAACCGAACTATATACTTGGGTAACTAATGATGAACCATCTGATGCATCATTTACTCCCCATAGTGCTGGTGAATCTTGGTTTGCTCCTGCTCCACCCCAGAATGAAATAGTTCCATCAAAACCAGTTGCTGCGACAATGGTTATTGCTACTGTGTCATAATCTGCACAATTCATTGGGTACCAGTCAGCTGGAAAGTTATATGGACCATCTCCACCATTGTATGTGTATGTGTGTTCGTATTGTTTTAACATTATTTACCTCTTACCTTTTTTAGATTTGGATTCTTTTTCTTTGCGGCAGCTGATGCTTTACGTGAAGCTGATGCAAGTATTGCACCTGCAGACTCCATGCTGTAACCACCTTTTTTTGCAATCTGTTTCTGAGCTGCTTTAAAGCCCATGCCCTTTTTAGATTTCATTTCTTTTTGGCCTTTCCAGCTTCTGCTAATGCAATGGCAATTGCTTGCTTTTTAGATTTAACTATTCTTGCTTTCTTTGGTCCCTTAGGGTCTACTCCACTGTGTAATGTGCCAGCTTTGTATTCCTTCATTACCTTAGAAATTTTCTTTTGTGCTGCCGTCTTCTTTTTCATTATGCTTCTGGTCTTCTTTCTCTTGCGGCATCGCTTGGTGACATGTTGCCTTCAGCTTTTGGCTTTGGAACAAATGGATTCTTCTTATCCCAAGTTGCACGTGCCTTTGCTCTTGCAGCTTTTTCTTTTGCACTACGTGGCTTACCTGCTTTTGCAGGTGTAATGCCAAGTCTCTTTAGTTGAGCGTCAACATATGAACGACGTGCTGCTTCTCTTGCTGGCTGCTTAAGCTTTACATATGGCTTAGCCTTTGCACCAGTTGAACTAGATGAAGAAGAAGAAGATGAAGATGCTGCAGCTTTTTTGACAACCTTTGCACCAGTTGCTAAGTCTTTTGTCATACGTGCAGTGTTAGCTTTTACATCTGCTGCTTTCTTCTGAGCAATAACATCGGCTGTTTCTTTTGGTGGGATTGGTTTTACCTTAGGTGTTTCTTTACCAGAAACTCCACCTTCTTTAAAGAATTTAACTACTGCTTTAAATGGTGCTGCAGTAGCTGCACGAGATTCTTCAGCTGAACCAAATAGATTTGGTTTAACTGGAGTATTATTATTTGTTCTTGGTCTATTTACAGCTGGACCCTGTGCGGCATTAAATGCCTCTGCCATTGTTGGCTTTGCTGGCATTGAGCTTGGCTTTTGCCCTGGTGGGTATGACTTTTGTGCTTTCTTACTTGCCATGATTATTGCTCCTTAGTTGCTTTCTTTGCTGTTGTTAATCTTTTTTGTGCTTTGGTTATTTGTTTTTTTGCTTCTTTTATGGAAGGAATCTCTATGTTTGAGTGCCACTCAATATGGCTGTCTAACTTGTCATTTATTTTATCTATTTTGCCGGCCAATACACCGTGCTGTTCAGAGCTTTCTCTTCTAAACTGCTGAACTAAAACCATAAGAGGACCACCAATAACAGCGACAAGTATAGGAACGAGCCAATCAGCCACACTAAATCAGTTCTTTTCTTGCAGGAATCTTTTCAATTTCTCCTGCTTTAAATCTTGGTGACTCTTCCATGGCTCTTTGCTGCTCTCTTTCAGTTGGTCCATGAAATGCATCTCTGCCATGGGTAAAGCCTAATCGCACATCTTTAACATGACATCTGAAGCAAAGCTGTCTCTTGATGTCATTTTCCGATTCAATCGGTCTTTCGCAGGTAGAACATTTCATATAAGCTCCTATTATACTGTAAAAAACTTTTCATTTCTAATAATAGTTAAATTCACCTATCAGCCAACGGTCACGAGTCTTTACTGGCTTGGGCACTTTGCTGGCAAAATAGTTCAATGTTCCAAACGGAGCATCGGTCTTGGGACTGTACTCTGGCAGCCAAACATACTTTAACATCTGGTTGGCAATAGCTAGGGACATTACACGGTCGTCATGTGGAGAACCATGGGTTGTGCCATTGTCGTCACGGACAAAGGTCTTGAGTTCGGCAATGGTATATTCGCATTTAAGATACAATGCACCATCTCTTAAGTTTGCGTTTAACTCATCTATGGCCAGTGGCTTTGACAGGGTTGTTGTGCGCCAACCTAGCTTTTCAGTGGCTTCAGCATGTCTTATATTTAATTGACGCTGTCTATAAATATTAATATAATTAGCTTTATTTAAAGATGTTAAAGTTGTTAAACCATGGTTGTTTGATTCAACGCCTATTAAAGCTTCATTATAAAAGAAGCCCAATGAATAAAGAACTTCTTCGCCAAACTTGTCTGGGTCAACATGTCCATGCCAATGGGCTACTACAATACCAGACTTAGCATCAATAACATGAGCGGAACTATAGTCACCTCGGGCCAATCCTTCGGCCACGTCGGCCCCAATAACGTATCTAGCCCCAGCCTGTGGTAGGGCCCACACGGAGAGTGGTCCTCCAGAGGACTCAAACATAAAAGAGTTTCGAACATCAGATAATTTTTTATTAAAACCTTTCTTAGGAACTTCTGTTTCAAATTTATTTATAGCATCAATGTCAAATACTGGTCTGCCAGAACGAATGAATGCTTCCTCTGGATTTGACGGATACTCTTGATGTAACTGCCATACTGGTAATTC